GAAACCCCAGTAAGTACGGGCGTTAGCGGGCATTAGGGGTAGATGTTTGACCTAACATGTTCTAAAGTCCTTGGGTACTGCCTTTGTCTTTCTAGTGTACTGTCTCGCCAGTCAGCAGCTTTCCGCATCCCGATTGCAACTTCACCTGTAACAAAATACTTGTGTTAAGTGTTTGTAATTAAACAGACTATACCATATAATTCTCACTATACAAACATCTAAAGGAAGTTAGTTAAATGTCACATAATGTAATCTGTATTGCAGAGGGTTGTAGGAAAAAATTAACAGGTAAACAGCGCAAATTTCACTCTACTACCTGTCAGAAACGACAATTTGCTAGAGACAAAAGACATAATACAAAAGCTGACATAAAACCTATTAATATAGAACGTAAGTCTGACGATGGCGACTATGCTAGTGTTAGAAGAGGTCAATATTACCGAGCTTTTGTAAGCGAAGGAATAGCTGACCAGGTTGCAACAGGCGATATGACGGTAGCTGACGCAGCTTCCCTCCTCGGTTGCACGTCTGCTACTGTCTCTCGCATGCTCGCTGCCTACAAGATAGACAGTAGAAACTCTATAGCTGCAGAAGACTGGGAACTATCAGCTGACGCAAAGGATGCATTAGAAAATTTCGCTATCTTCCGACAAAAATACTTTCGAACCGAACTAGGTATGCAGTATGACACCGCTCCTTTTCACACTAANTGGATAAATAACATTATAGATAGCATAGATAACGGTAAAGAACTCTTAATATTAAGCCCCCCTAGACATGGAAAGACAGAACTGTTAATACACTTTGCTGTGTATCAGATATGTAAGAATCCAAACACACGTATCATGTGGGTAGGTGGGAACGAAGATATAGCTAAGAATGCCCTTAGCGCAGTCCTAGACGTGCTTGACACGAACGAAGAGCTAAGAGATGCATATTGTGTACCAGGTACATCTTTTAAGCCAGATAACCGTTCTGGTAAGAACTGGTCACAGAATCAATTTACTGTAGGCACAAGAACTGTTGCAGGTATTAAGTCACCNACAATGGTAGCTGTAGGTAAGGGTGGAAAGATTCTATCACGTGACTGTGACATAATTATTGCTGATGACATNGAGGACCANCAAACTACTATGCAACCAGGTGCAAGAGAATCTACAAGACAATGGTGGACTACTACCCTATCAAGTCGTAAAGAGGAACACACTGCTGTAATTGTTATTGGGTCTAGACAACACCCTGATGATTTATATAATCATTTATTAGAATCAGATAACTTTACAACAATAGTAGAAACAGCACATGCTATAGATTGTCAAATACCAGAACATCTTGAGAGTGACCATATTGAATGTATGTTATGGTCTAACAAACGTTCTTTTAAATGGTTAATGTCTAGGTTACATTCTGCTGAATCTACAGGTGGTAGGCAGACATTCGAAATGGTTTATTACAACCAAGCTTATGTAGAAGGTACACAGATATTTACTATGAATATTATTGACCAATGTATGCGTGCAGATATGGTTATGGGACAAAAATATAATAACTTGTATTTAGTAGCAGGACTTGACCCTGCATCATCTGGATACCAGGCATCTGTGTTATGGGGAATAGACCAATACAGAGCAGAGTTATACCTAATAGATTTAGAGAATAGACGCGGTGGGGGAGTGAGAGCTGCCTTAGACCAAATGGCTGACTGGTTACATAAGTATGATTGTAGACATTGGATAGTAGAAGAAAACGGTTTTCAATCTGCAATACGACAAGACGCAGGTATAAAAGAATTTACACTACGTAGTGGTATTACTATACAAGGACACCTAACAGGTAAAAACAAACATGACCCACTATATGGTGTAGGAGCTATGGCTGATTTATTTGAAAATAGAAAAATACATCTACCTACTGGCGATGGAGAATCTAACGCAAAGGTACAGAAATATCGACAACAACTGTTATACTTTGATGGAAAACCTGTTTCAAAGCGGAACAAGGAAAAAACTGATATAGTTATGGCTAGTTGGTTTCCGATGAAGGTTTTTAGGCGTATGCAAAAAGAGCATGCTGCTGACATAGGATTGGATTACAACCCTAGTTATGGAGAATATAAGATGACCGATATGAATGACGCACCATGGGGATAGAAAACTTAGACATTAAATCTTATAAAGAGATTGTTAGAAATGCTTCCGAGTTAACTTCAGGAAAGTTAGTACAAGAACGACAAGTTTCTAAAGCTAGAATAAAAGCTATTTTAAATGGTGGTGCAGATGGTATTAAAGCATTACTAGGTAATACAATGGAAACCTCTGATGCTGACTTACTACCAGCTCCAAACATGTTGCAGTCTGGTATAGATAGACTTGCACAAAAAATTTCAGGTATACCTCAAGTACGAGTAGATGTACCTAACGATAATGATTCAACTAGAAGTAAAGTACGTGCAGATAAATTAGAACGTATTGTTACTAACTATGACGACAAACAAAATCTTAATTTACAATTAGCACAAGCATCTAGGTGGTTACCTGGATATGGTTTCTGTGCTTGGGTCATAACAACTAAAAGAGATGTTAATGGATTTATATATCCATCAGCAGAACTACGTGACCCTTATGATACATTCCCAGGAAACTTTGGACCTGACCAACAACCAAGAGAAATGGCTGTAGTAAGACGTGTACCTAGATACAAGCTTGCACAAATCTATCCAGAGTTTGCTAATGAAATATTAAAAGTAGATGAAGATGATACAGCAGATAATAATTACTCAGAAACCTCTACTCCTTTTATGTCTTACGAAAACAACAGAGAACAAGGTTGGGAAGATAACACATACTCTGGTGTAAGAATTATTGAATATTATGACATGGGCGGTACTTATGTAGTATTCCCAGAACGTAATATGATTCTTGACTTTATACCAAACGTATTATCTACACCACCGTTTGTGTTTATGAAACGTATATCTTTTGACCATCTAAAAGGACAGTATGACCATGTAATTGGTTTAATGTCTATGATGGCAAAAATTAATATTATGTCTTCGATAGCCATGGAAGATGCAGTATTTACAGAAACTAACATATCAGGAGAAATAGAATCCGGACAATATAGAAAAGGTAGATTTGCGGTAAACTATTTAGCTCCAGGTACACAAGTTTCTAAACCTATGAACAACATGCCGTATCAGTTGTTCCAACAAGTAGATAGATTAGAACGACAGTTACGTATGGTTGGTGGATATCCAGTTACTGATGATTCACAGTCACCTAACTCTTTTGTTACTGGTGCAGGATTATCAGAACTAAACTCCACTATGTCATTAATGATTAATGAGTATAGAGAAATTGTTAAACAAGCATTAGAAGACATGGACTCTAAGAGATTAGAGCTTGATGTAGTCTTATCTTACTCGCAAGGTATAACAAAGAAACCTATGGCAGGTTTTCTTAAAGGTTCTGCGTTTAGTGAAAACTATAAACCTTTAGCAGATATTGCTGGTGATTATAATACCAGACGTATTTATGGTGTTATGGCTGGATTTGATGAACCACAAAANATTGTAACTGGTTTGCAATTGCTACAAGCAGGTGTTATAGACGTAGAAACTCTACAAGATAACATTGATGGTTTAGAAAACATAGCCAAAGTACAGGAACGTATTAGAAAAAATAAAGCAGAAGGTGTTTTGTTTGATTCAATACTTGCTAGGTCTTCACAAGGAGACCCTGCAGCAACAATGGCAGCTATTGCTATTTATGAGTATCCGAATGAAGTTACTGAAATTATGAAACAGTTCTATACTCCTGAAGAACCACAGATGTCTCCTGAACAAGAAGCTTTAATTCAACAACAGATGGCACAAGCGATGGGAGGACAAGGTGGACCGCCAACAATGGCACAAGCATTTGGAATGTAATATGGATGATTTTGTAGAAACAGAGTTTTGGGATATGGTTTATAACGAATATGGTGTTATGGACGAAATGGATATATTATCAGAAAACATAACAGAAATTATTACACCTAGTAAAGGAATTATTATTTTAATAACAAAGGATTTTCATAATGGCAAAGAATCGTAGAGGCGGATATAGACAACCTAAAGACCCAGCACCAGTAGCTACACCAGATAGGAATAGAACTGATGGTGGTGCAGGTAGTAAAACACAACCTTTAAGAAGAATGCCTGATGTTCCCTATGGAGAACAACAAGATTTAATGCAACAACAACAGATTGCACCTTTACCTGTAGCTAATCAACCTATGATTGCACCTAATATTTTTGCTCCTACTGAACGTCCTGGAGAACCAGGTACTCAAGGTGTACCAATAGGACCAGGAACAGGTCCAACTAAGATACAAGACAACACAGATACAATTTTACAAGCCCTATACGAAGTTAATCCATCACCTGTTATATTAGAAATAATTAATAATAGGCAGGGTTAATGGGTTTCATTCTATATGACCGTAATGAATATTACGATATACTTCGTGGAGCTAATCAAGATTCTTTACAATCAGGACAATACAAGTCTGCATTAAACAATAACCAACAAATCACTAAAGATATAGAAACTTATGCAGAAAGATTTCCTGAATTGCCTGCTGACGTATCTGCTGGACTAGCTATTGCTGGTGTACCACCAGACTATGCAGCTGTAAAAGAAATAGCACAAGATATTTCTAATAACAAAGTTAAAGCTACAGCAGGTTTATGGAATGAATTACAAGAAAAGTATCGCTATGAGCATACTGAAAACAATATGAAGATGTCTATAGGTGATTTGTTAACAGGTGGTTTAATGCCAGGTGGAGCTAAACCAGGTGATGTTCAATACGGTGTATGGGCATTTGCTGCTTTAGATGCATTATTTCAAACTGTAGGTCCTTCTGGTAAATGGTCAGTGTTATCTTCTGTAGTTAACGCTGTAACACCAGGACAACCTATGGTAGTAGGTAGGTCACAAGCATACCTAAGAGATTTAAAACAATACGATAACTTACTTAAAAAAGGTTATACCCCACAAAAAGCACAAAGTATGTTGCAAATAGACCTAAGTCAAACTTCTATAGAGAATTTAGGTAAAGATGGTGACGGTGTAGATAACATAAAGAAACACATAGATATGTTACAAGAAGCTCACGATATGGGTGGTGAACCAATATTAGCTAACATGTGGAGAAATGTAGTACAAGGTAAACCACTTAACTTTGATAGAGCTACAAAAATATCTATGGAGTCTGTTAAAGCAGAAAATACACCTTACTACAAAGACCTAACAGAAAACTATGGTATGACACCAGAAACTGCTAGAGCTTTCATATATGAAAATATAGGTGAACCATTAAAAGAATATGATGAAAATGGTGAAATACATTACACATCTGCGTATAACCCTAACAAAGTTAACTTTTATGCAGGTAGACGTAAACAGAAATATTTCTGGGCAGGACAAGACGAACAAGATTTTTATAGACCTGAATGGGCAAACAAAGATATATTACTCGAATACTCACCAGGCAAGATAACTGCATCAGAATTTTATGAACCAGGCTCAAGAGCGTTTGATTTGTTGTCTGGTGGTCTTGATGCATTTTATCAGATAGGTCCTGAAGTATTTGCGGGTAAAGGTATTAGAGGTGTAAAGAACTTAAATAAAGGTTTACGTGGTGTAAACAAAGCATTTGACTTGTTTGACAATGGTAAACTAGTTAAGTCAGGTAAAACAGTTAAGATATCTCCTAGAGCGCAAGCTGATGACATACTTCGTACTGTTGGTGATGAAATAGATGGACAAACAGGCAAAGGAGATATTAATAAATATCTAGATAGTAATGGTAGATTTATTAAAGATAAAGAATATCGCAAAGACTTTACTTCTACTAGAAAAGCTTTAAAGAAACTTAAAAAAGAAAACACACTATTTGGTAGAGTACCTAGGTTTTTTCAAACAACACAAGATGAAATACTTAATCAACCTACTAATGTTGCATTTTTTAAAACACTTGCTGACACAGGACCAGAGCAATTAGCTTATATACAAACAAATCCTATAACTAGAAACTTACCTGGACAAATACAAAAAGCTATTACACAAGAAAATGACTGGTTAAAGATACAAGATTTATATAGTCAGATGATTGGTAAGTCTGGATTTCAAATTATGAACAAAGCTGGACAAGCTGTACCGTATACATTACCTGGTAGGTTAATGCCTAAGACAGGTTCTTTAGTTACAAACAAAGTATTACAAAAAACAGGTATTAATCCTAATGCTGCATATAGAACATTTGGTAGTTGGGCTGGAGAAAAAGCTAGAACAGTAAAAAATGTAGTTCCTGTACCTAAACGTTTTCAAGCTACACGTTTACTTAGAGTAGAAGACTCAGTAGATGAAGTAGTAGACACTATGGATAGTGTAGGTAAAACTTATCTTGCACGTAAAACTGACCAAGGTGTTATGAGCTATACAGAACAATTAGCAGAAGGTATA